GGGAGATAAGAGATCCATGTTTGGAAATTATCAATAAAAAATGTTCGCACATATTCCCGAAAATCTTCATCAACTTCCATCAGCATTACTGTAGATGCCATCATACCACAAGCTGACCGAATTTTTGCTATGTCGTCTTCACCAAGATCATCTAAAATATCTTCTTCCATATGTGCGGTAACTGCGCCAGTCCAATGACCATTCTCAAACTCTGGCGTTAGTACAACTGCAAAAGAAGATGTTTTTAGTTCTTCGTCTGTCATGATTATCTCACTATCTTTTTAAGTGGAAACTTAACAAATTCTGGTGGCGGCTTTCGTTTTCGTTGCTTAATCCACCCAAGGGGTATTTCTTTGTCGGCATATAAAAATCCATGTTTCCTGCACCAATCTGCATAAGATGTTTTAGAACCTTTGCGTAATTTAGAATTACTGTTGCTAAATACAAACCTGATATCTAAATACGGGTGTTGCTTTTGTATTTCTAAATGTTTACGCCTATCTTCTGGCGTAAATCTGCCTTTAGTCTCAATTATAATACCATTAGGAAGAAGAAAGTCGGGAGTGTATGTTCTATAAGTTAAATCCTCCCATTCAATCTTCATGCATTCATATTTTGCATTACAATTATTTTCTGTTAGGAAATCGCTAATTTTTCCTTCAAGACCGGATCGGTATCCTCTTCGTAGCGCATCAGCCCTTATCTTTGGAATCTTTCTTATACTCATCTGCTATCTCTATATATGCAATCGTAGGCGGATCTTTTGCCTGTGATGCAAGCGAGGGTAGCTCTTGCAATGAGGGCCAACACTTGTACCTGTATTTACACCAACTACATTCTTCGCCAAGAATCTTATTACCTGTTGGTTTCTTTCTGAAAGTTTCTTCAACTGGTTCAAAACACCTTTCAAACTTATTTTGTTCTAATGTATCTGCAGTAGCTTCTATCTTATCAAGTTCATCTTGAACCATCATGTCCCATGCGGATACGTATTTAAACTCCCCATTTGCTTTATTGATTACCCACCAACCACCAGGCTCAACACCAAGTGCTTTCGCATAGCCTGCAAGTTGTCCTACATAACCAAATGCATCATGGGACTTGAGTGTCTCGTAATCTTTGAACTTGTTCTTGTATGACCAAGGAGATGCGGATTTAATGTCATCAACACGCCTATCCATAATTAAATCGTGTGTGCCATCAATCTTATGCTTCCCTACTTTTAAAGTAGACTTGAACCCATCACTGAAATCAATACCGGCTTCTGTCAAGATGCCTTTGAATACAGCTTCAACAATGTCCCCAATCATCATATTCATCATGAAATTCATTGAGGGTTCGACACCATCTTCAGGTTGATTCTTGTCAAACCACAGTTGGCATGTTGGCCTACCTACATTTGACATGCGTAAACTGAATTTGCGTTCATTATTGTTGAACTGTTTGTTTAACGCTTCGTTAATATCTTTGAGAATACGAGCAATCGTGGCATCAGAAATGCCACGTTTAGATTTGCGAACATCCTCAAGATAACGATGCACCTTGATTTCGTTTGGATGTGTGATATTCATTAAGACTCCACAACGACTGAGTCATCATCAATGTCGATAAAATCTTCGACAAGATCTTCCTCTTCAGCAGACATCTTGATTTCTCGTTTCTCGTTCCAAGTCTTAACAATGTACTCATTGTAGTTGTTTATCCACTCAATGAAATCAGAAAACTTCTTCTGATCTTCATCAGTAATATCAACAGCGTTAGTGAGATCAAGATCTGCCGTGGGCAAAAAGAAAGAAGCACCTGTTGGCAACTTACGCTCTTCAGAACCACACGTGATGAAATGCTGAACCGGCAGCCTCTTTTCTTTGGCCATCGTAGAAAATGGGGAACCCATAGTCTTAAAAGCGTCCTTATTATCAATCTCCCAGATAAACGGATAGACTGAATCTTCAATCTCATTGCCTTCAGAATCGACTGCACCAGTCAGTTTGACTTCGCCAAGTAGTACACGGACACGCTTAATTTGTTTAATTAAATTCTTCAAATCGTCTGGAAGTGCTTGAAAATCTTTAATATATCCTGCGGGCTTTCCGCAGTTTAGTCCGCCTACATTGTCTTTGAGATCTCCATTTAGATCTTCAGCCATCAATGTTTTTACATACAATTTGTTTTCTGCGTCATACCGCTTGTACATAAAACGCTGTACAAAGACACGGATGTCTACATTTTCTGCGTAAACAAAATTGTCGTCTTGTAGTTGCAAACGGTACATGCCCGCTGGAACTACTTCCATATTTTTTACTTTACCTTTTACTTCCACTTGTCCCATAACTGGCTGATTCCAGATACGTAAACGTGGGAGAGTTGAAGATTTAGCAGGTGCTTTTTCCATGTCAGCACTCATGCCCATCGCTTTTGCCATTTCAGCAAAGTTACTTGAATCAAGTGTTGCGATTTGTGTAGTCATGTTAGTTGTCTCCTTAGACATCTTCTTGAGCTAGCCAGTTTACACCCATCTTAGCCTCTAGTGCAAGAGGTACGTTGAAGTCAATACCAAATCTATCTTCAATGATACCGTGTAAGTTACTATTAATACTCTTAATGACATCCAGTACTTGTTTCTCCTCGTCTGGATGAATGTCAATAACGATTGAATCGTGCACAGAATTTACAATACAGGAGTTCAACTCTGATATTGCAGAATTTATCTCTAGCAAGACCGCAGGCACAATGTCAGCAGTAGCAAACGATTGTACGGGGTAGTTTTTAACTGCAGTGAAATTAGTAATCGTACCATTGCGTCTGCGCCTGACGTTCTCAAACTTAAATTGACGACCACTTGGTGTCGTAATCATGTTGTGAATAAGCACTTCTTTGGCTAATTGTTTATGCCATCTGGCGATTCCTTTGTATTTTTCTGTGAAGTGTTCGTAGTATCTTGCTTCTGCAGGTGTTCTTCCAAAGCCCGTTGCTCCGTAAAGCGGAGCGAATGTATGTGCCTTTGCCTCCTGCCTTGAAGTTGCCTGACCCGCTTCCGAAATGACTTTTGCGGTGTACGAATGGACATCAAAACCCTCCTTGACTTCTTTAATTGCTGTTTCGTCTTGTGACAGAAAAGCAGCCACACGAAACTCTAGTTGAGCAAAATCAGCTTCCATGATCTTGCCGCCTTCCCAACGAGATACGAACACTTTCTTCACGGGGAATGTACCACCACGAGGCATATTCTGCATATTGGGATCGCGCCCTGAGAAGCGTCCAGTGGAAGTCATGTGCTGAGTAAGGCGAACATGAAGCTTGCCATCTGGCTTAGTGAAAGTCCTGATACCATCCACGAAACTACTAAGGTAAGTATCAACAGCACTGAGTCTACGAATCTTGGAGAGGAAACTAACCGCCTCATCCATCCCTTTCGACTGCGCGACACGTTCTAAATACTCCAAATTACTTTTACTTGTACTGAAACCGTTGGCACTATGCCATTTCGGTCCAGGCGGATTAAATTTTAGTCCTGCAAGCTTTGGTAATTCATCAAGAACGTACCCTCTCGCGTTACATGTAGCGCATTTGGTTGGCTTCTTGAAATCTGCTCCATCTTTCTTCTTCTTGAAATAAGTGCCGTTGCCGTTACATTCTGGGCACTTACGTGCTTTTGTGCGCCTGACTGGATTGCTTGAGTCTTTTACAAACCGCTTGAAGTCATTAGGGTTCATATACGGATCAGCATCATTAGCCCACTGTGTTTTATCCTTCGGCTTGCGTGAGTAAATGACCCACGATAGTTGTTCAGGAGAGTTTAAGTTAATAGGAATATCACCCATAAGTGATAATACTTGTGCATTTAAATCACGTATAAGTGATAATTTTTCTGCTTCAAACTGTTTGCGTACATGTTCAAGTGCATCGTTGTCTACAGTAAATCCAGTTCGGTATATGCGGGCTAGTAACACACAAGTCTCCATTGTCAGATCGACAACAGGCACTAGATCTCTATTCGCCTGATCTCGCATGTCTGCATATTGATCGTTGTAGAGACTCATCGTTGTTTGTAGATCAGCGTAAAGATACTCTTTTAACTCTTCGTAAGGGATGGCGTTGATAGCCATACCCTGCTTCATATAGTTTTTTAAAGTGTCTTGTTTCTTAAATGGTAAGTCTCGCCTTTCTGCAACTGCTTCCAAGGATAAGGGCTGCTTGATACCGCGTTGGAGTACGTATTCAGCAAGCATAGTGTCCCAGACAGCACCATCATATTTGAATCCCGTTTCCCATATCCACATCAAATCGTGCGGAGCATTGTGCGCTATCAACAAAGTTGTCTTGTCTAAAATCTCTTGTATTTGATCGCAGTCACGTTTGCGATATTTGTAATCGCAATCATACTCATTGTGATCAAACGTGAAGTGCATAGGTTCACCATCTTCTGGATAAAGACCAACCATTACTAATGTATTTTGTGCCTCAAAAGGGTCTAGGTGTAATTTACCGTCTCGCTTTGTTACAGTGTTCTCTACGTCAAGAACCAGCCTCATTTTGATGCTCCTCTAAGTATTCTACTGCGTTCTTGATGCGACGCAGTTCATCTTTAAATTGTCCTAAGCCACTATTGCAATTGAAACAGAGCCACCCTCTAAATGTCTCTGAGTCATGACAGTGATCCAGTACCCACGTTTGCATACGCATTTGTCCATGTTTACTGATTTCGTCGATGTCCCTTTTGCAAATAGGGCATTCGTAATCATCATCAGGATACGGATTTTCTTCTTTCAGTCGTTTCACAAGTGCGGATTGATTACGCCTGCAAGTGTTGCATTTCCTTTTAATTTCTCCAGATGGCATATGCTGAAACTGATCTGGGGGCTGTCGTAGTCCACAATTATTACATGTGATTCCGTCATCGCCGATATAAGCCCAAGTACTATCATTCCTTTTTTCAAACATTTCCAATTGGAATGCTTCAAGAAAAGCGTTAATCCTTTCATTACTTGTCAATTTTATTCCTCATATCTTCCTACTGAGTAATTCAATTCAACTGACACATAACCATGCCATCCTGTAAGCTTGTTTTTAACCGAATTCAGATAGCGTAAAGAGTCATCCTCTACTTCTGTTTGGCCGTTGTCGATCACGGGGTTCTTCCCGATCAGGATCATCAAATCAGCTTCAGATGCTTTACCAGTTTTACTGCCTTCCATCATCGACTGATCAAGTTGAATGCGACCTTCTGCTTCAGCAGATAGTTGGGACATATAAAACACTGCGCATCCATATTGCTTTGCAATCATACGTGCATGGATGGCACAAGCTTTCAACGCTTCGTGTTGTGTAGTGAACCCACTGCCGTGAGTAAACTTATCTCCCATGTCAAGCACGAGCACGTCAGGTTTATATGTTTTGCATACAGACTCAACCCAAAACATGTCATGCCCAGTAGCGTCCTTGATCCTGATTTTATCCTTTAGTTTTGCCCATCGCTGTTGCGCCTGTCGAGGATTGTTCTTGATCTCTTTCATGGTCATGCCAGAACAAGCTGTCAGATATCGTGCACCTACACGGTGTGTACCTTCCTCATTACAAAGGATAATGCAGTTTGCTCCTTGTTCAGCAAACCCGCCTGGCCCTGCAATAATTGAAGCATGGAAGGATGTTTTACCCGTGTTTGGTCGAGCACCGACAATGACCAAATGTCCTGCGTTTACACCCTCTACGTGCTTCGCA